CCCAACCGTGCACGCACAAGATCGGCGAGCTGGTGCGCAACCGCGTGCGGTTCATCGACGGCGGACGCGGAGACGCCGAGCTGATCGTGATCGCCCGCGACGGCGACCAGGTGACCGTCAAGGTGCTGGGCTTCCCCGACCTGCCGGCACAGACCGTTCCCCTGGCCGCCTTGTGGCCGGGCTGGTACCCCAACTACTCCCGGGGGTGTGGACGATGAGCGAGCCGGAATACCTGGTCAATGCGCTCGGCGTGCCGGTACCGAAGGATCTGTGCCCCACACACGCGCTGATCTTCCGCAAGTGGCGGGCGGTGCACTACGACCACCGCAACCCCACCGAGTGGCCCGGCGGCCAGCACATCATGGACATCTGACCTATCCGCTATCCATCCACCTGGAGGTACCCGAGATGACCAGAAAGAAGACCGTCGCGCTGATCGGCGCCGCCGCGCTCGGCCTGACCGCGCTCACCGGTTGCGGCAGCATGGGCAAGGTCAGCGAACCGTTCAACGACGCGCCCCGCTCCAACGTCCAGAACGGCAACGCGGCCGACATCGTGACCTTTCCCGATGGCTTCTCCAACGTGAGCACGAAGTGCGACCACGGGAACCGGGTCTACGTGGCATTCCACGGGGACAGCGCGTACGCGGCCATCGCGGTCGTGGCGCAAGACCCGACCTGCCGTTAGATGGGCCGGACCCTCGATCGACACCCCAAAGGGAGGTGGAGACTCTGAGACCGATCGCCATGGTCGTCCTGGCCGGCGCGCTGCTCCTGTTCGCCTGGGCGACGCCGAGCCCGACGCCCAGTCAGCCGTGCATTCGTAGCTGCCACGGCGTCACGCGCCGACTGGAGCAGAGCGACACCGTGCTGCGCTCCGCGCTGTACCGCCGCATCACTGAAGTGGACACCATCCGGCCCCTCGGGTACTGGTCGATGGAGGACCCGGTGAACACCGCCCAGACGGGCGCGGCGGTCACCACGCCCAGCTTCGCCGAGGCGTTCGGCGGTCCCCCGATCCAGTTCACCTCTGCCGTCAGAATGGCTTCGCAGCAGGCGCCCGGTGGTTCCGCGCCATTGCCGAACGTCAATGAGGGAATTGCTACCGGGTACGCCGCAACCCGTACCGCATCAACTAACGACTTCTGGGCGGTTCAATTCGCGGCCGTCGTCCGAACCGCCAACTCCACGTTCGTGGACACCTCTCTGCTTCAGTTCAGCCAGGGTGGCTCGCCCACCTGGGCGAGCCTGGAGCTGTGGATCGCCTCCAGCAACGGGGCGTTCCAGGTCTTCGATGGCGTGGACGGGCTGACGAAGCTGTTCGAGTACATCCCGACGACGACCCTGTACGACGGGGTGTGGCGCTACTACACCCTGACCTGCGAGAAGTCCGGAACCTCGGTCATCTTCCGGCTCTACATCAACGACACGCTGGTGCAGTCGAGCACGGTCGTCAGCACGACCATGGGCGCGGTCTCCGGCGTGCTGCCGATGCCCGACGACAACTTCCCGGCCACCTCCGGGCGCAGCAGCTTCGGCCACCTCGGCGTCTACGACCAGACCCCACCCACCGGCCACTACACCGCCCTGATCGGTCACACCGGAGAGACCAGGTACTGGCGGACTACGACTACTGATCGACAACACACCGAGGGCCGCCCCAGGATCACTGGGGCGGCCCTCTGGTGAACCCAGGTCGGGCAAGCCTACCCGCCGCCCGGCAGCGGCCCCAGCTTGGGAAGCTGGCTCGGGTCGGCCACGATCAGGCCCGACATGGCTCGCTTGGCCTCCACCACCTTCCCGTTGATCAAGCGGTGGATGTGGTCGGCGAACCCCGGCGCGCTATCCAGCTCCATCTGGACCTGCATGGCCAGGCCGCCGACCTGGAACACCACGGCCATCCGTGGCTTACCGTCCGGACCCGGGAAGACCTCGGCCGCCGTCGTGACCTGGTTGAGCATGGCCACGGCCTGCTGCATCTGGACAGTCAGCCGCTCCACCTCAGCGTGCAACTGCTCGCGCGTGGGACCTTCGGGCTGAGCTTCCTCGTCGCTCACGAGCCGAACATCCGAACCTTCGGCACCAGCGGCACGAGCTCGCCCGTGATCGGGTTCTCAGCCTTTGGGTCGGCCAGCGGGGTGACCTTCCCGTGGGCCAGCTTGCCCAGCACGATCGTCAGAACCGCGATGGCCAGCGTCGTCCAGGTGACCTTCTCGCCCGTGATCACCTTCTGCCACACCAGCAGCGCGTCACCGCTGGTCAGGAGCGCCACGACGGCTGTCGCCCAGGCCACCGGGAACCTGTTCAGGATCGTCTTCTTCGGCACGTGTTCCCCCTTCGGGTACATGTTCTGTGCCGCCATTCAACCACTCGCCGGCCGGGTGCTGCACCCTCCACGTGATCACCAGACGCCAGGCCAGTACCACATCCAGCGCGCCGAGAGTTACCGCGAACACCCACGGCGGAACCCGCAACACGATGTTGAGCAGGGAGATCCCCATGTTGATCGCGAGCACCAGAGACTTGGCCAGCAGGTTCTGGCCGATCGCGTACCGACGCCACTCCGGCGAGCCGAGACCGTACAGCAGAACGAAGCCCAGGCTCATCAGGAAGCCCAGGCCCAGTTCCACCATGAACACGAAGATCAGGTTGGGCACCTACCCAGCCTTTCCGGTTGGACGCATCGACCGCAACACGATCTCGGCCAGATCATTCCCGGCCTTCTCCACCTCACCGGACCGCCGCAGGATCTGCTCGGTCATCACCTCGGTCTGCTCGCGCGCCCGTGCGACGGTCGCGCCGCTGCGCTCGATCTCGTGCACGTCCGGCTCCTCTCGCCGCCACGGGGGCCACCGCCACCTCATGCCGCTCCAGCCTCCCGGGCTTTGCGGATCGAGTCGAGCACCGTGGTGAGCTGTTCGTTGAGCGTGGAGTTAATTCTGACCTGCTGGAAATACAGGTCTTGCCACTCTTTGTTGCGGTTCGCCAACTCCTCGTTACGCGTCTCGTACACCTGGATCACTCGCTGATGCTCGCGTACCGGGATCAGCCGGCCCTGTAAGAGCATCCGTACCCCGTACCCGAGCACTCCCAACAGGCCAGTGATGACGGTGCCGAGAATGCCCCAGAGTCGAAGCTCCTCGCCGGATAACACCGCTCGCGCCCTCCCCGTGATCGGTTGCCCGGATCGTACGGGGAGAGCGCGAGCTGCGACCAGAGGCGACCGGCCAGGTTAGAATGTGCCGGCGTTCAGGCGACGCTGGAGCGCCTGAACGCACTGCGAGCGGGGCAGGCTCAGCACGCCGTCCTGCGCGGTACCGAGGTAGCGCTGAAGCGCGCGGGTGGTGCTGAACGCGCTGTGCCCGTCCTGGTTGATGCCCTGCCCGTCCACGGCCAGCCCGGCGTGAACCAGCCGGTTCAGGTATACCTGGACGGCCCGCACGAGGTCCGAGTGGCCGGGCGGCTGCGTGATGAAGCCGTCTACGGGGGTGCCCAGTCGCCGCTGCCACGCGGAGATCGTCATCGGCCCGAGGACGCCGTCCTCGTCCAGGTGGCCCGACGGCGGGCCGCCGGTCGGTCCCTGCGCCAGGGCCAGGCTCCATGGCGTGGTGTTGTGCTCGGCGGCGTGGTCGTACCCGGTACAGGTGCGCCCGCTGTAGCAGGCGGCGCCGTGCCTGCCGGAGACGTGCACGTGGCTGGTGTGCGGGTCGCTGCCGGTGTACGCACGGGGCGCCCAGCCATGCGACGCGGACCAGATCGTCCGGTTGTGGATCACGTACTCCACGTCCGGGCGACCCACCGCCGCGTTGACGATGGCCTTGGCCTGCTCGGTACCGGCCGGCGTCATCGGGTCGATGGCGTGCACCACACCACAGTCATCCTCGTTGTGGTCGGAGCAGCTTGCCTGGTGCGCGGTGTCCCCGATCCAACCGACGACGGTACCGGGGAAGGCCGTCCAGATGGAGTGTCGGGCGGCGTCGAGGTTCGCGGCGAGGGTGGCCATGCCTCAGCCCTCCGTCGGCTGCGTGGTCGCCGGCTCCTGGGAACCGTCGAGGACCGGGTCCGCCACCGGCTCGCCGATGTGGTCGAGCGGGTTCTCATCGCTGGCGTGCGCGGGCGGGGCCTGGTCGTCGTGCTGTGCATCCTGATCGGTCATGTTCAGCAGCGTAACTCAGCAGCACCGGCTCTTGCCGAGGACCAGCCACGTGGAGTCCTGCCGGAAGACGGCCACGTCATCCCCGACCACGGCGGTGTAGCTGGAGAGGGTGGCCGCCGGGCCGACCGTCGCCCCGTTGAGCGTGATCATGACGCCGCCCGCACC